ATGGTGCTAGAGAATTTAGAGTTATTTCTGTAGGATCTACAGACCAATTTACAGTTTTGGCTGGATCTATTTCTACAATTCCACACTATTATACTCAAGGCGGCCTGGTAACATTCAGACAATATGAACCATTCATTCTTACAGTAGAAGAAGTTCAGACGGACAGTTTCTCTGGATTTTATCCTGGACAATTTATTCAGTTTGATGATATTTCTACGTTCTTTAATGGATTTAGAAAGAAATTTACTCTTTCAACAACATTAAATGGAGTAAAAACTATTTTGGGATTAAGAGTTCCCGATGGAACAGACTTAAGTATAACTAATAATATCTTTATATACATAAATGATGTGCTACAAGTTCCTGGAACATCATATACATTCTCTGGAAGTAGAGTCGTGTTCCGTGAAGCTCCTAAGAGTGGTTCAAAATGCGTTGTATTATACTACAGAGGATCATCTTTAGATGTCGAATTAGTAGATCCTCCAAAGACAATCAAACCTGGTGATAAAGTAACTATTCAAGAAAATCCTTTTGATGTTTTTGATATTTCACAGTTTGATAGAACAGTTAAAAAAATTACTTCTGCCGATCAATTAGAGACATTCAATTATTATTCTGTTGGAATTATTACCGATCCAGCAAAAATTAGACCTCTTTCTTGGGAAAAACAAATTAGTGATACTGTTATTAGTGGAACGTTATATTCCAAATCCAGACCTAGTTTGCAAAGTAATATAAGACCTTTTGCAACAGTTATCAAGAAAATAAATCCAGATGATCAATCAATTTACGTTGATAATGCATATCCATTATTTGCAGATATTGATTCGCTTTCTGAAGATATTAGAGATATATTCATAGTTGAAAATAGAGATGTAGAGGCTTGTATAGCAGAGTGTGTGGTTTCAACATCATCATCAATTTCTTCAATTAACATTACAAATCCTGGTGTTGGATATGCAACTACTCAATCACCAAAAGTAAGAATTTCTGAAACATTTATTGATAAAAAAGACCCAATTTTCAATTGGAGTAGAGTAGTAGGAGTATCTACAACATATAACTTAAAATCAATAAAATATAATGATAAATTTGTTTCTGTCGGAAATAGTTCGGTTTATGTTGAAAGTATTGATGGGATAAATTGGTCAGTTGGAACTGTAGGGTTTGGCCAATCTACTGATTTCAATTCAATTGAGTCTGTTGGAATAGGTACTAGTAACCTTTTGGTTTCTGTTGGAAGTTTTGGCAAAATTGTAAAAGCCTCAGATTATGGAACTTTTATTTCCAGTTGGGAACAAATTCCATTACAAGAAGATGTTACAATTCCAGGCCTGGGAGCAGTTAGCAGAGTAAGTAGTGGATACACAGGAACATTCAATCAGGTTGTTTATTCTAGTGTTGCTGACAGTTGGGTTGCGGTTGGTGCTGGTGGATCAATATTTGTAGGTGCAGGTATAGTTACCGATTCGTTTGTTAATAGGTTCTCGGAAACATTATCAGATTTAAATAGTGTTTCTTTTGGCGCAGACTATTTTGTTGCAGTTGGAAATGATGGTGTTATTAGGACTTCGAATAATGGAACTATTTGGGAATTTGCAACTTCTCCAGTAAGTACTAATTTAAATAAGGTAATTTATGCAAATGGAATATTCATCATAGTTGGTAATACGGGAAAAATCTTACGATCTACAAATAGGTCAACGTATGAACTTATAAGTAATAATTTGGGAACACAAGATATAACAAATATTTACTATGAATTTGGTTTCTATGTTGCAACCGTATCTACCGGAGAGGTTTATTATTCCTTCGATTTGAGTAATTGGATTTATAGGGATACATTACAACCAAATAATATTAATGACTTTATATTTGCAAGTGGTGTTGGAACTGATGGAAGATATGTTGCTGTAGGTTCGGGCGCAACAGTAATATATGCAGAACCGGTTTATAATAGAGCCACTGCTATTTCTAGTGTAACTAGTGGAGTTGTTACTTCTATACAAGTTATTAATCCTGGATTTGGTTATGACATAAATAATCCCCCACCAGTGATAGTCGAAATAGATACCTATTCGACTGAAACTGTTAAATCATTTAAAGTAGTTGGTGATCATGGAATTATAGTTGGAATATTGACTTATATTAGTGGGACGCCTGGAATTGGAACAACGACACCGAAACTTTCTTTTGTTTTACAATCTGAACAATATGATAATAGCACATTGGGTATTGGATATTCGTCTTTGAATTCTTTTGGTATTACAAATAGTCAATTATCTAAAGGTGATTATTTTGTTATTACTGATAGTAATGTCGAAACTGGTGCAGATTTGGTTGGAATATCAACTGCTCTGGGAGGTGTATCAAATATGCCAACTTCCATTGTTGGAGTGGCTACACAATTTTTAGACGGAATATATCTAGTTGAAGAAGTTACAACACCTTCATTGGGAATAGTCACTGTAACTTGTAATTTTGCCCCAATGGTGGATTTAGATCTAATTCTTTATCCTAGAGGAGAGTTTAATACTGGAATAAACACAAGTGGGTATTATGGTAGATATAGTTGGGCTAAAATATATGATTATCAAAATAGAATTTTGGGTAATCCAAAAACTTTTGAAGTGTTTAATCAAAATGGAATTACTGGTTTATCTTCTTCTCCAAAAATTGTGAGAACTAGAAATGTTGTAAGTCTATAAAAGGTAACTAAATAGAAAAAAGTCTAAATTAAAAATGCCTGCAATTATATCTGATCAGTTTAGAATTTTAAACGCAGAAAACTTTGTAAAAAGTGTTTCCGGAGTTGGCGATACATCCAATAAATATTACACATTTATTGGATTGCCGAACAGCACAAATCCTGATGCTGGGGGATCTTCTACTTGGAATACTAATACACCATCTCCACTAGATGGATTTAAAGAAGAGTATCAAGTAAAAGAAAGTATCATATCATTAAAACAAATTACTAATCAAGATGTAAGAAGACTTGTTAGAAAAGTAACTTGGACGGCTGGAAATACTTATGAAATGTACAGACATGATTATAACGTTTTTAATACGACTCCTGTAACTTCTCAGACAGGTTTATATGAAGCGAATTACTATGTAATCAATGAAGACTTGAGAGTTTATGTTTGTTTGCAAAATGGATCCGATCCAGAAAATCCAAAAGGTAGACCTTCTTTTGACCAACCAACATTTATTGATTTGGAAGCCAGGGCTGCTGGTGCTAGTGGAGACGGATATATTTGGAAGTATTTGTATACAATCAAACCCTCAGAGATTGTTAAGTTTGATTCTATTGAATATATTCCAGTACCAGAAGATTGGGGAAATTCTGGAGAATCAGTTGCAACTAAAAATAATGCAGTTGATGGAAAAATTGAGGTAGTATTAATCAATAGTAGAGGTAGTAATTATCAACCAATATCAACATCTTTTTCAAATGTTCCCATACTGGGAGATGGTACAGGCGGCAAAGCAACAATAACAATTGATTCTTTTGGTAAAGTCTCTGAAATTTTTGTTACTGATGGTGGAAAAGATTATACTTATGGAACTGTTCAATTTTATCCTGGAGCTCCAGGATCTGAAACAACAGGGCCATTGAGACAACTTAGTAATACGGGAATAGGAACCACTTCAATAGCGTCCTTTAATGTGGTCATTCCACCAAAGGGTGGTCATGGATATGATGTTTATAGAGAACTTGGTGCATATAGAGTCTTACTGTACTCTAGATATGAAACATTAGAAAGCAATCCAGACATCATTTTAGGAAATGATTTTGCTAGAGTTGGAATATTAAAAAATCCAACAATAGTTGGAAGTGATGTTCAATTATTGGATACATCTGTAGTAAGTGGATTGAACGCTCTGAAAATGTCAGGTGTTACTACCAACACAGTATATGCGGTGGATTCGGAAATAAAACAAACCGTTGGACTTGGTTCCACAGCAATAGGTTTTGTTGCTAGTTGGGACTCTATTACTGGTGTTCTTAAATATTATCAACCAACTGGATTAGCATCAAGTGAAACTGGATTTAAAATTATTCCATTCACTTCTAATCCAGACGTTGGATATGGACTAACTATTACATGTTCTTCTATTACTGGACCAACTTTAGAGATTAATTCTGGATTTAGTGGGGTCACTACCACAATAAATAATAGAATATATCAGTTGGGCCAAGAGTTTGTAGCGGGCATTTCTTCTGCTGAATACAATAAGAAATCAGGCGATATTATCTACTTGGATAATAGACAACCAATTCCGAGATCAGCTAACCAAAAAGAAGACATTAAAATTGTATTGGAGTTCTAATAGAAATGGCACAAAATACTAATCTAAATACATCTCCATATTTTGATGATTTTGATCCGCAAAAAAATTATCAAAGAGTTTTATTTAAGCCTGGAACTCCAATTCAAGCTAGAGAATTAACTACATTACAGTCTATTCTTCAAAACCAGGTTGAAAAGTTTGGTAAACACTTTTTTAAAGAAGGT